TCCAAACTGCCTCTGTGCCGCGCTTTCTGCTGCGCCTACCCTCATGCCTTCCCTTTGCAGGTTCCGGCCTGAAATGGCATCTTGTGCCTGCCGTTCAGCCTGCGCTTGCTCCGCTCCGATCCCTAGTTGGGTTTCGGCTCCTCTGCGTCCTGCAGCTTGCTCCGATTGTCCTGCAAGTCTCATCCCGGCACCAGAGCCGCTCATTCCGCTTGCTGCAAGGCGCCGTTGAATTGCTGACTGTTCGCTTTGCCTTTGCGCTCCCTCACGCATCTTTGCAAGGGAACCAAGCTGGCCATACTGACTTGCTATCCCAGCTTTTGCGGTAGCTGCGTTTTCATTTGCGCCGACCAGTCCACCAAAGTCCTGAGTGATCTGATCACCACCGACACCTGAAAGCATCATTTTTGTGCCATATACTGCTGGCGCACTTACTGGATAATTTGCGCCATCGTTAACCGTCTTTTTTTGGGGAATAATACCGATTGTGTTACCAATATTTTTTCCTAAATCTTTAACTTGTCCCCACATGTTACTGGCATTTACTTTAGCCTGTCCCCAATTATTAACTGCATTATTAATTAACGGTTTGGCCGATCCGGTCTGTATCGCTTTCGCTGTTGCAATCGTCGGCTGTTTAACTGCAGTTGCATGAACCTGGTTGACAGCATTGACGGTCTGTTGTGTAGGTTTTTTTACAATTTCGTTATAAGCTACACCGGCATTTTTTTTCACTTTATCCCACATACTTGCCATTATCTTTTCCCCTTTAGATTATAGGTCAGGTTGAGACCGATGACTTTAAACTTCTGATTCAGAGTATTTTTGTTGCTGAATTTAAACTGAACTCGTTTACCTCTAAATTGTCCCAAAGGATATTTGAGATCCCTGGATTCTTGACCAGCATTCCACTGGTTGATACCCCAAACCATAGTTCCCCATAAGGATCCACCTGGAGCACAATCAAGATCATATGTAAGACCTGATCCCTGGTCTGAATCTACTCTGATCGTGAGGCCCATTTTATAAGCTCCGACAAGTTCATAAAGCAGGTTGACGAACCTCCAGTCTTTATACCAAGTGCTGTGCGCTGGTTGACCGGGAAACTCTTTTGTCCACCAATATGAGTTAATGGCTGTCCCTGAATCATTGGCCAAGGTCTGGTTCATCGCATAAACAAATCCAGTTGCATCGGCTGATGCATAATAAAGATTCCCCTCGTAAACTGTGAACTGACTGGCATTGATGCCGGTCCATGGGAGCCAGGTGTATTTTTGTTCCTTTTGAAGCCCAGATCTGGAGAAGTCAAACAGAAACATCCTATTGTTATAGGTCGAACTTCCTGTCGGCATTGCTATATAAGCTTTGTTCTTGTACACAATTGAGGCAACTTTGTGCAGATATGCGTTGTTAATTGCAAACATTTCATTTTCAATTGGTGTTGAAATGAGATCCGATCCAACCGATCCGATAGCAGTAATTTCAGCGGTAGGCTCCAAACCAGCCGAAGATAGAGCGCCGAAACCCACGAACTTGTCCTTCTCTACTGCAGGAAAGATCAGGAAGTTCATCGCTTCAAACATGCCGAGAGGCGACTTGCTACCGTACTGGCTCCTAAGCCTGAGTTGTACCCAGTTGGCGTCATCGATATCCGGCATGTAGATAAGCCAAGTTGTACCCCTTGCTCCAGTTACTATAAGATAGTTGTCCCATAGTCCCAAAGCCTTTGGCGTGTCGCCTGTATTATCACCGATATTAATGAAATTGGTGGTACCGAACACATAGGGATTGCCCACATCAGAGTAATAAACCCGGTCATCGTTATCTCCGGGATATCGTCCGATCACAAACAGCCTTGAGTTATGATAAAGACAAGGTCCATAATTCGGCGGAACGTTCTGATCTATCGGCGCAGGATCACCCAAAGCGGCATCAAGGACATTATCCACAAAAGTGGTTGCCGTGTTGTTTGAAATGGTACCGGCATAATAGAGAACTGCGAAAGAAGCAACTTCAGACCTGTAGATATTCCTCGCTGAAACACCCCAAGACTGAGGAGCTACCGGCAAACAAGCCAGTGATGCTCCAGTTGCTGCGAAACTGAATGTTGTTGTGATAGGGGAAATATCACTTTCAACAAGTCCCGAATTGACATAGGTGATGCCATAAACATAATCACCTGACAGGTTGGAACCGGCTCCACTATTGACGATAATCGCTGCTGCTGCTGCAGTCGTAGGCGGATAGATCCCCTGCCTGGTTAATGCGACTCCATTGTACTTCGATGGGATATTTTCCGAACCTCCACCAAAAAAAATGTGGTTTTGATACTCGACAGCAAACACGCGAGTCCCAGCCGTGTAGAGCGATACTCCGCTTGCTATTGCGTTGAAGGTGGTTCCGCTCAAGACGTACATCGTCCCGCCAAACCATGCGCACATGCTTTCTGCGGTAGAATTTCTGGTATGCCGTGTGTAAAGACCATCGCATGCGAATGTCCCCACTGCTGCAGTATTTAGCTTCGCGGTTCCCGGTCTGGTACCTACCGCATCGTCCTCGATCACAACATTTAGACAATCAGGACTTTGATTATCCAAGATCAGATTCTTTTGAATCTTGCTATTTTGACCACCATTGAACCGGATATAATCCTCATTTGGTGGGTATGCTATATTGAAATAACCAGCCATTTGAGCCTCTAATTATAGGGTGATCTGTTCGTTACAAGATCCGATCCAAAGTAAAAATCACGGGTTCTTCCCAGTCTGTCGGACCTCTTTTGTCTTCGCTGATTCTGTTTTGCTTTACTCATACACTCTACCCACTTTGACATATACTCACGAGCCAAAGCGATGTTTTGATCCTTGATTGCCATTTCAGCGATAACCTTATCAGCAATACAGATCTGATATTCATCCGGGACATTCAAAACATCGGTTGCATTCACAAGTTGTGCTGGTGCCTGGTAGGTTCTGATTTGAATCGTATCGGCACTGGTATCTGGAGTTGGGATCAAGTAGATCTCCTTCTCCCATATCGCATAAGAGTTGGGAGTACCAAGCGGGTTATTGCTGTCATTCTTGGGATCACTATCGAGGTCGATCTTATCTAGTTTGACACCTTTATACCGCATTTCTTTGATCGCCATACAGTTGTTTGGCCATGCCAGAGACCTGGTACCTGATACTGAAGGGGTTGAATAGGTCTTTTCGATAACCCAACCCTCATTCGCAAGCTGTGTTTCTGCTGCCCAGATCTGGGTTATAATCCAAGGGTCAGTGAAAAAGGTATCGCCTGCAGCACTGTTGTATGCAGATCTCACAAAATCAGTAAGACTTTGAAGCGTCATGCTCATATGTTCACCCACGTTGTTGGAGTTGAGGTTAATTCGGTCCAAGTTGAGATTGGATCTGCAACAGCAATAAAGTTGTCTTTTGGCCAGTTCAAAGCATTGGTTTCACCACCTGCAACAACAAACCATCCATTGTTGATGATGTTAACAGCGGTTATTTTGCTTGAGAGAGAAAATGAACTGGATATCCATGATGGAAAATCCCTTGAAATAGAAGTTCCAAGGGCAAACGCTTCGGTTATAAGGTGCCAGACATTCTTGCCGGTAACTGCAGAATCAACGGTAAAGACTTCGAAAATACCTTTGTAAAAGGTCCACTCGGTATTCTTCCAGCCCCATTTATCGGTACCCCATACCATTGTACCCCACTTGTTTGTAGGTTCTCCGGCATAGACACCAAGCCTATTTGAAATAGTTTTTGTAAAATCCGTCATGCCATACCCCGCTTAGGATACGGTGATCTCCGTAGTCACAACCAGCGTGTCATTAGCTCCTTTGGTTATGAGAGCCTCTGTATCCCGACTAAACATGGTCCCGGCACCTGATGTGAGTGTACTAAAGACACCATACTCATAAATTCCGCCAGTGCCAATTCCGGACGCAAAAGTTGCGCTTAGCCGGTAGATTGCTGATGTTGCTGAAACAGTTGCCAATACTCTACATAACTCAGTGCCAAGGGCAGTATTGGCCGCTAACTCGCCTGTTGAATCAGTGCCAATAGCAACATACTTCATAGTGAAAGTAGATGCTGCTGCTGCTGCACTGTAAAGAAAACTAGCAAGAAAAGCATGGCCAGTTGTCACCACCACGTTTTCACCATGCCGTGTTTCTTTTATCTCGTCTGGTGCTCCATAGAGAG